GGCCAACCACCTTGGTAATGCCAAAACTGTCCGCAATATCAATTGCAGCCGCACCGGCATAAGTACCTGTAAAAGCTACGCCGTCCTTTATTTTGTCCAAGGAGCCATCAATTAGGGAACTAGCACTCTTGCCTTTAAAGGCGGCAAATGCCGCTTTCAAATTTGCGCCAGGATCTGCCATAAACTTATTGAATTGTTCGCCTCCGCGAACGGCGTCCTGCGCAATCAACCGCGTCAGCGCACCAGTCTCTCCTTCACTCCAACCAGCTGAATACGAAGTACCCAAGCTCATTGGCACGGGCAGAGAGATATAGACGCCTGTAGGCTGAGCCTTGAAATTATCGGCATAGGTCGGGCGGGTGTACTCAAATTCCATCAACGACAACCAAACACCAGCATTCTGACCATGTTCTAGCGGAAAGGAAAGAACCGGGCTAGTGGCTGCGCCTTCTGTTTCATGCGCAACATTACCTGCGGTATCGGATGGGGCTGTCATTCTTCTATACCTGTATAAATAAAAATGTGCATTGGACTGTGCACTGGCATGTAGTTATTTATGGAAGAAAGCCAAGGAATATGAAGTTTTACCAGGGGCTTTACAAGCCAAAGAACCCCGAGAAATATGTCGGTGACGTGAACAAGATAGTCTACAGATCCGGACTTGAACTTCGTTTCTTTCGTCATTTTGACAAACATCCGGGAATAGTAAAGTGGGCTTCGGAAGAATTTTACGTACCGTACTTGAGTCCCGTAGACGGTCGGATGCATCGCTACTTTGTCGATTTGATTGTGCAGACGAGGGATGGAACCAAGATAATGATTGAGATCAAGCCGTTCTCGCAGACAGCACAGCCCAAAGGCAAAGCCGGTAAGCGGCAGTTAGGTGCGATGCGAACGTGGGCTGTTAATGATGCGAAGTGGAAAGCGGCCAGAGAATTCTGCAAGGCAAGGAAGATGCAGTTTCAAATCCTAACGGAAAAAGATTTAAAGGAAGTCCGATAAATGCCGGCAGTTACGTTTACAGAGCTACTAGCTGATGCTGCAAGAAGCAACATCATTGTCGGCAAAAGCAAGAAGTCGCTTACCTGGTTTCGACAGAACGCCGGCGCTGTTACGGACATCAATTCAACCTCCCTTATCCGGCAATACGATAAGAAGGAACTACAGATAGTTACCAACATCACTGTCGGTAAGCTGTATTTTATGATGTACGACCCGAAGCATAAGAAGACACTTCCCTACTATGACTTATTCCCTTGCATCTTTCCCATTGAACCCTATGCCGATGGTTCGTTCCTTGCCATTAACCTTCACTACCTGCCGCCGGTTGTCCGCGCTAAGTTGATGGATGCGCTGTACGGGTTAGAGGCTGGCAAGCTTAGCAAGAGCAAGAAGCTAGAACTATCCTATGGGATTCTCAAGGGAGCCGCGAAGTTCGGTCCCTTCAAGCCTTGCATCAAGCGATACCTAAAAAGCCAGATCCGATCCCGCTTCATCGCAGTTCCATATGAACAGTGGCAAGCAGCGATCTTCTTACCAGTTCATGAATTTGTTAAGGCCTCCGCTGCCAAGGTTTGGGCAGACAGTAGAAAGAAAATCTAATGCCCTTCAGCATCAACGAATTTGTGTCCTCCATTGGTCAAGGCAATGTCTCTAAGATAACGAACTTCAGTGTGCTGGTCACGCCACCAAAAGGGATGCAGACAGCCACAAATCAGGCGCGCCAGATCACTATGCGTTGTGATGCAATGGTAGAGCCTGGTCGTAATGTCCTGGCAGCAGAATCAGATTATCACTACGGGCCGCTTATCAAGAAGGCCTATGGTTCCTCGTTTAGTGACTGTGCGGCGTCAATTATCCTGTCGGATGATTATCGGGAGAAGATCTTCTTTGAACAGTGGCAAGATATTGTTGTAGGTAATTACCGCACTCTTGGAACAAACCTGACCAGCACCAACATCGCCACAGATATGTTTGACTGTGGGTATTTTGAAGATTACAAGGGCGGCGTGTCCATTACCAGATATGACGAACTGGGTAATGCCACCTATCAGCTAGATCTTGTTGATGCATGGCCAATTATTGTTGGCGACATCAACCTGTCATGGTCCGAAGGCGATCAAATCGCCAAGATGGGCGTGACCTTCTCGTACAGCTATTACAAAGACCAAGTCCTCAACGCAACGACTGCCGCGAGCTAATCGGAGATTCAATGCCGCTTCCCAAAATTATTACACCAGAGTACATTACAGTTTTGCCTCTGTCGAAAAAAGAAGTTCGTTATCGTCCGTTCCTCGTGAAGGAGCAGAAGGTACTTATCACAGCCATTGAAGGCTACAACAAAGCAAACGACAACGATGTTAAGCACCTAATAGACGCGACATTTCAGATCTTGGAAAACTGCGTTCTGACTAAGGGTATTGACGTTAGGGATATGGCAGCGGCTGACGCTGAGTGGCTGTTCCTACAGATTCGCATGAAGTCGGTCAGTGAAAAGGTTGAACTGGTCATTACCCATTCATGCAATGAGCAGAATGATGTTGTCGTGGATCTCAAGTCCACAAAGATGACCCAGTCGCCCGATCACACCCGCAAGGTAATGATCACTGATGATGTGGGTGTTATCATGAAGTATCCGTCACTAAAGGATACCCTAGCAACAGAGGCTGCTGGCGGTAATGTAGCTGAGCAGCTGTTTGATGGACTGATTGACTCCATTGACCAGGTATTTGATGCCGACAATGTTGAGGATGTTAGCAATGTCCCGCGGGACGAGATGCGGGCATGGTTAGAGAATCTGAACGAAGAGCAGAACAACAAGATCCTGCGCTTCTTCACTGATCTCCCATACCTGTCTACCCAAGTCAAGTATAAGTGCAAGTGTGGTGAGGTCGATACGTTTGAGGTAAAAGGTACGGCAAGTTTTTTTACTTAATGGTTTGTCACGATACCCTAACGAATTACTACCTGACGAACCATGCACTAAAGAAGAACTGGAACTACTCTGTTACTGAGCTTGAGGAAATGATTCCATATGAGCGTGACTTCATTATCAACATCATCATGCGGGATATAGAACAGGACGACAAACAAAACAATAAGCCTCTGGTCGGAGCATCAAATCGGTGGGACGCAAAACACGGGGTCATACCCGAAGGACAATAAAAATGGCCACAAACACTGAACATCCGCTGTTAAATAAACACGCTCTATCAAACACTCGCAAGATGGGCTGGATCTGTCTCTGGGCTGTCATTGGCGGAGCGGCCGGTGCAATGCTGTTTGCCAATCCCGAGAAGGTCGCAAACTACGATGGACTGTTCGCTTGGTACTTCGGCACTTTATCTTCTGTGCTGTTGGGAACACTGGGCCTCAAAGGCTTTGCCTACAACGCTTATACAAAGTCCCCGCTTGCAGCTGTTGACCAGGATACCGTGACCAAAGACAAGGACGGAACCGAGAACTGCGCAAAGAAGGGTAAGAACGATGAGTAACCTACCCAAGCTACCACTCAATTCCAAGTTTGCATCGGTCAACCTAAGCAGGGAAACCATTGAGAATCTCGGTTCAAAGCTGGCTCAGGTTCATACCGCAGCCATCTCGGACATTGAGCGTATCAGTAAGGGCGTCATGATTGACGTGGCAACAAACCATCTCAAGAAGTACATGATCAACGCTCGGCGTGGATTCTCCAAGGATATCCGATCCACTTTGGAGGTGATAAACAACTTCGCCGAGAAGCTAGGGCATCCTGATCTTCCACAATTGAACGATAAGATTACCAATCAAAATAAAGAGAAGATTGATAAGCTCACTGCCATTGCCGAGAACACCGCTCCTCTAAAGGATGGAATAGCGGTTAAGCAGGTTGGTGGCGTTGCACCAGCAGCAAAAGCAGCCGATCAACTGGAAGCTGAAAAGAAGCGTCGGTATGAAGAAGCTATGGCGGTTCGTGATGCCAAGGACAAGACAAAGGCTGACAAGGACTCTGACAAGGCTGCCAAAAAGGCCGAGAAGGAACGAGCTGCTGAATTCAAGAAGCACTCTAAGGAAATTGAGAAGTACAAGAAGGAACACACAGGTAG